GTCTACCCTTTTATAAAAAAATGGAGTAGAATCAGCATAAGTCTAAACCGCTACTCGGTACACACACATCTAAAATCAGAGGACTGGAATCATGAGAGGTAAATTTAGCAAAAAAAATTCTACCGCTGCAACGGTAGAATTTTCTAAAAATATTAATTGTTTAAATAACGACGCGGAATTAACAGCCGTTAAGGATAATGATAATACCTCTCTACCGTCGTTGTCAAGTGATTTTAATACTAAAATTACGGATAAAGTAATTAAATCGTTAAAAAAATTAGAATTACCGCACCTTAAGGAATTAGTGGAAGGATCAGGGATTCATCCAGAAGTCCTTAAAGCTAATAAAATTTTCTCCCTCGTAACTTTACCTGGTGAACTTAACGACGCTCACAGTTATTTAAACACTTACGGCGACGGCAAAAACGTTAACGCCAACGGAACTTTAAGGAAGAACGTTGCCGATAAATATTGGAACTTAGACTTAGGCGGATGGTGGGTGAGCGGCGCAGAAGTTACTTTTAACGGTTCTACATTTAATTGTGCGGAAATTGAGTGGGGGCAATTTAAGCCAGATACTCCCAGACAATATACAGAAAAAGATAAAAAAGACCATGAGCATATCTGGTTTGATTTAGAACTGATCAATCCAAAATTAGGCGAAGCCTTAAGCCCTAAGAAAAAAATAATTAAATATGAGTCCCCAATTGGTGAAGCAGCAAGGCTAATGCTCTTGTCACCATCAGAGCAGAGTTTTAGAGCTTACGTTAAAAAGTTCTCGGACAAAGACAAATTAAATATAGCTAAGAATTTAGATTATAAAGTGGTTAGAGAGTTCTGGAAATTTGTGGCCAAAACAAATATGCCAATAATTATTTGTGAGGGTGCAAAAAAAGCTCTTAAGCTCTTATCGCATGGTTATGCGGCCATTTCGGTAGCTGGGATTTACGGCGGATACCGTAACCACGAAACTCGGATTTGGGAACTAAGAAAACTACATAAAGATTTTCACGCATTCATGGTCAACTACCGTGAATGGTACTTCTGTTTTGATGGGGAGTCTAAACCCCACGTTAAGCACAATATAGAAGTGGCCATAACTCGGACTGGCGATTTAATCAAAAAAGCCAACGGGAAAAATACCATCCGCGTAATAGAGTTACCTGCGCCTAAGCTGTGGGGTGAAAAAACCGGAGTAGATGATTTTATCGTTAAAGAAGGGGTTGGGGAATTTGATAAGTTATTTTATAACGCCCCAACCTTAATGGAATGGAAGAGTATTAGTACAGAATTACTAACCAAATCCTTAGATCCAGAAAAATCCCTTCATTTAACAAAAGAAGATTTAACTTACTCAGAGTTAATGGGGAGACACTATTTACCTGAAGATTTATTTAGAAAAATACCTAAAAATGAGCAGTTCATTGGATTAAAAGCTCCAATGGGAAGTGGTAAAACACACTCCTTTAAAAATTTAGTTGGAGATACTCTAAAACTGGGCGGCGCACCACTGCTTATTACTCACCGCGTCCAGTTAGGTCAAGCCTTAGCTGAAAAATTAGGCGTGCATTACCTCTCTGAAATTAAGAACGAAGACGACCGCACCCAAGCCCTGAATGGTGGGTTAGGCTTGTGTATTGACTCTCTCCATGCCGCTTCTAAACTACGCTTCCATCCCTATGAGTGGCAACGTCCTTGCGTAATTATTGATGAAGTTGAGCAGGTCGTCCAACACTTAATATTTAGTAAAACTTCTGTTAAAAATAACCGCGACTTAGTCATAAGAAATTTAGGCGAGTTATTAAAAAATTGCCTTAACTCAGGGCAAAGAATAGTCGTTGCAGATGCTCACCTTACAGATATCTCCCTAAGATTTTTACGTGGCATTATCCAAGAAGCCAGTGGTCAAGACATTGAACCATTCATTGTTACGGCGGATGAATTTTATCTCTTAGGCGACGGTGAAAGACTGTGCTACTACTATAAGCACACACAGCCCGTAGCTTGGTTTGAAAACTTACTTTTACACATTCAAAAAGAGGGTGGGGCGTATGTTTGTACTGATGGGCAAAACGTTTGCGCCACTTATGGAACACAAGCTTTAGGGAAAATTTTAAAAGAACGCTTCCCTCACTTAAGAGTTTTAGTAATTGATAGTGATACATCTCAAGACCCTAACCACCCCGCTTTTGGGATTATGGATAGGCTAAATGAGGAAATAGTAAATTGGGACATTGTTATAACGTCACCTTCTGTTGGGACGGGAATCAGTATTGATGTTCGCGGACATTTTAAAGCCGTTTTTGGTCGGTTTTCGGGAATGATTACGCCAAAACAAGCTGTTCAGCAACTTGGAAGGGTCAGAGAAGATGTTCCACGCCACGTTTTTGCTGCAACTAGGGGATTGCAGGAAATTAGCGGCGGATCAACTTCCATAAAATTAATTAAGGCTCATGAAGAGTTTAAGTATGGTGAAGTTATCCAGCAGTTAAAATCTTCTGGTAACTTTATCTATGATGAAGAGTCAGAAAAGCACATGGGCGGAAGTTGCACAGCCCTTGATACCTATTGTGAACTAGCATTAAGGAGTAATGCTGGTAACAAGGGATACAGGGATTTCGTTATGACTGCGCTAAAAAATGAAGGATATGAAATAGTTGAGCCGGACGATTTAGACGGCGATCGCAAAAAAGAACTTAAGGATGAAGTTAAGCAAAATAAGGAAGAGCTTAATTCCCAAGACACGGGATTAAAATTCAATGCGGACATTAGTGTTGCTGAAGATAAAATCGAAAAATTAAATTTTAATGGTGAAGAAATTGCAATAGTAAATCGGGAAGGGGTCAAGAAACTTAAGGATGAGCGGAAAATAGATAAATACCAAACTGAAAAATTAAACATTATTGCAAGGTACAATACTACGAGGTTAAGCGAAGAATTAATTCAATTAGATAAAGATGGGATGTATAACGATTTACGCTTACGCTATTGGTTTAACCAGGGTAATGAGTTTTTAGCGGATAGAGATTTTAGGGTTTTAGATAAAGCTTTAACCTTTGGGCGCAGCTTTAAGCCCGACTTAAACCACGACGTGATTAGTCCCAAGATTAAGAAATTAAAAAGCATGGGGATAGAGTTTTTGTTTGAGAAGAAAATTATCCACAATAACGATGAAGGATTACGGGCATGGATTAGTGACTTAAAAGAGACTAACCTAGTTGAGTTAAAAGCCTTGACTGGGTTAAATATAGGAGCGATGGAAAGTCCTGTAGAGATAGTCAGGAAGATTTACAAGTTATTTGGCTACAAGCTAAATGCAGTAAAAAGAAGTGGTCGCAAGGATGCCTTTGGTAAACGCCACATCTTCTATGAAATCCTGGATAAATACCAAAATTATGGTGGGGAAATTTTAAATAGATGGCTAACTTTGGATAAGAAAAATTCATTGGAAAAGAAAGTAACTAAGATTTGTCTGGAGAATGGTAAGAGAGTTGACCCACCCACAGATGAAGAATTAGCACTTTTAAAATTATCCACAGCGTCAGAGGTGGCAGATTATTTAGCTTGGTGCGAAAAATACGAATACGACGCAGCTTAATCCTCCTTAACTTAAAAATAAATGTTATTTAAACTCAACTCCGGCTTAACTTTAATTCAGCCGGGGCAAAAGTCATGATTATATAAATTTAGGGAGAATAAGCCCAAACGCCCGCGCAATAAGGGTTTTGAGTTTTCCTGTTTTAAAAACGCCGGCGGGCAAATTGTCTTAGAAATTAGGTTTTAGTTTGTAAAGTTTTATGAAGCGTCAGGCAAAATCCCTATTATAAGAAAAAAACCTTGACACCATTAATGACGCTTGCCCGCCAGCGTAAAATTTTTAATTACTTGACAACGGTAGATAGAGTATGGTAAAATTTAAGTGTAGATATTTAAATTAAGTTATGGCATACATTACAAAGCTAGAGGAAGAATTAGAGTTAGAAATTCTCCAGTTAAAAAGAGAATTGGATAGGGTAAGGGGTCTTGGCAAGAATAAAATTATCCAAGGCGATTGTTTGGAGGTTTTAAAAACTTTGCCTGATAATTATTTTGATAGTTTAATAACAGATCCACCGTGCGGAATTAGCTTCATGGGTAAGAATTGGGATGATCATAAAGGCGGGATGCTCCAATGGATTAATTGGATGTCTGAGGTTATGGCAGAAAGTTTAAGGGTTATGAAACCAGGAGCGTGTGGTTTAGTTTGGAGTATCCCAAGAACATCGCACTGGACTGGCATGGCTTTAGAGTTGGCAGGGTTTAGGTTGATTGATATTGTGCATCATTGCAATGGGTGTCTATCTGAAGATACGGAAATATTTGTAAAAGATAAGGGGTGGGTACACTACCAACAATGTGAGATAGGAGATACAGTAATAGGCTATAATATAGAAAATAATTCATTTTCTTACCAAAGTGTTACGCAAACCTACCGTTTCGACTACTCGGATACCGCATACCGAATTGAATCAGATTCTACAGAGCAAATTGTCTCCATCGGACATCGTTGCATTATTGAACAAAACGGAGCGTTTGTATTTAGAGAAGCCACTACACTTGAACAGCAAGTATCAGTTCCCTTTTTGGAAACAGTGCCTCTGTTGCAACACACCATTTCAGACACACAATGCTTTTCAGGCTATGAGAAATATAACCTGCTCAGAGACTTGTGCAAAGAGTCTAATAGCCAAAGCCAAGACAGGGAAGAGAGTACCGACCTGTGTATGTCAAGAGTGCCAGATGGAGTTCTATCCCAAAACAAATCAGTCAATTCAGAAGTTTTGTTCTCGAATGTGTGCAAGCAAGGACAAAAAGAAGAATCCCAAAACACTGGAACATCTCAAGAACATTGCAAAACTGGGTCGTGCGGGTTGGACGGAAAAGAGTCTGGAATCTTATGCAGTCAGCATGGGTGGCGAGAACAATCCGGCATGGAAGGGCGGTGTAACGATATTCAAAAAGAAAGGGAATTACAAGAATGTTCGTTATGTCAGATGCCCCAAGGATTATCTTGCAATGGCAAGGAAAGATGGTTATGTAATGGAGCATCGTTTGATAATGGCTCAACAATTGGGAAGATGTCTTTTAAGAACGGAATCTGTGCATCACATCAACCACGATCCTACAGACAACAGGATAGAGAATTTAATGCTATTTCAGAACAACAGTCATCACAAGCTATACGAACACGGCAATCTGGATGTAAAACCACTTTGGCAACCGTAACACCCTTTCATTATGAAGGCGTTGTTTGGTGTGTATCTGTACCTGACACAGCCTTCATAGCAAGACGCAATGGTAAAATATTTGTAACAGGTAATAGCGGCTTCCCCAAGGGACAGGATATTAGCAAAGGTATAGATGCGTTCTATGGTGCTGAAAGGGAAATTATAGGGAGCGTTAAGCATGGGAAAAAAGCGTTAGGCTTGATGAATGATGATAGCTGGGAAGCTAAAGAATTTGTAAATGTTACAAAACCTAATACACCCGAAGCAAAACAATGGGACGGTTGGAAAACCCCGGCACTAAAACCAGCCATTGAGGGTTGGTGGTTAATTCAAAAACCAATTAGTGAGAGTAGTATTGCTAGGAATATTTTAAAACACGGCGTTGGCGGGTTGAATATTGAAGCGTGTAGGATTGGGACTGAGGGATGGAGTCGCAAAAACGGAACAGTCCCTAGTAAATTTTCTGGTAAATACAATAACGGTGTTGATTATCAAAGATACGAACTAGGAAATATCCGGTCATCGCAAAGTCGCTACCCTGCCAACCTAGTCCTTTCCTGTAGTGCTGGTTGTGACGGTGATAACCATATCCCAGATTGTCCGGTGTCAGTTATTGGTGAACAGAGCGGGATTAGTGTTAGTACGGGAGGAAAGACTAAAACAGGATTACAAGGTTCTTGTTATGGAGATTTTAAAAACCAATCATTAGCACAAAATTCCGGCGGGTTAGGGGACGCAGGAACAGCCGCAAGATATTTCAAGCAACTACCATTTGACCCTGAAACGGTAAATAGCGTTTACTACCAAGCTAAAGCATCAACCAAAGATAGAACCTGTGACGGCACGGTAGAAAATACACACCCGACGGTTAAAAGTACAGCACTGATGGAATATTTTATAAAACTTATAACTCCTCCAAATGGCATGGTTTTAGATCCGTTTGGCGGTAGTGGTACAACTGGAGTTGCTGCTAAAAACTTAGGATTTAACTACACATTAATTGAAAGAGAACAGGAATATATTGAGATTATTAACCAGCGTTTAAATAATTAACAATTTTAAAATACCAATCTAAAAAATAAAGTTTAGATTGGTATTTTAAAATAAGGACTTGACGACGGTAGATAACTAATGTATAATAGTTAATAAATCCTACCCTATGATTTATGCTAATGCTAAAGATTTTTTACTTTTGGCTTATTGCCATTACTTACGGCGTTTCCTATAAGGAAGCTTGGGAAGTGGTTTGGGAAGAATACTCGCGCCCCCAAAATAAAACCCCAATTTTAACTTTGTGCAAAAACTTACTTAAAAAATAAAATCCATGCCCCAACCTAAACATAAGTGGTCAATTAAAAACACGCCACCCCGACCTAATACACAATCTCGTTTTTACCATCCTTGCCTTGATGTTTTAGACCAATTAATCCAAAAGCGTAATTTAAGGGATGATTTTATAGATCCTGAGTTAATGCAACTCTGTGACCCTCAAGAAGTTTTTACAGACTTGGAAAAAGCGGCCACATTATGCCAATTTGGTATTATGTCCGGTTACAAAATTGGCATAAGCGGTGACTACGACGTAGACGGCATGACCTCTACTGCCCTATTACTTAGGACTTTTAAGGAACTTAATGCCACCGCGACTTATGCTATCCCTTCCAGAACAGGCGAGGGTTATGGATTAAATAACAGAATAGTCGAGGAATTTTATAATGAGGGCTATAAAATCCTTATTACGGTAGACAATGGTACAAGTGCAATAGAGCCTATTAAACGGGCTAAGGAATTAGGATTAATAGTAATCATTACCGACCACCACGAACCCAGTTTAACTGGCGAACTGCCTATAGCTGATGCCATCCTTAACCCTAAATTTGTGCCACAGGACAATGAGTGGTCGCAGGTTTCGGGAGTGGGGATGGCATTTATCCTGGCCATGTCTGTTTTGGAGAGGTTTAGTCTTCATGAAAAGTTAATGGGAGAGTGCCTAGAGCTTTTAACGCTGGGAACGATCGCTGATATGGTTGCCTTAACTGGAGTAAACCGCCGATGGGTTAAGCGTGGGTTAAAACTTATCCCTAATTCCCAAAATTTAGGCATCCAAGCTTTGATGGCGGTCGCAGGGATGGAGTTGGGCGGTAAGGATGGACTAAAGCCAGATGATATAGGATTTAAATTAGCTCCAAGAATTAATAGCGTAGGTCGGATTGGCGAACCGCAACAAGTTATTAACCTTCTTTCCTCAACTAATGTTGTTGAGGCTATGGAATTAGCTCACGAAATAGAAGCTTTAAATGAAGAAAGACAAGGATTGGTTAAAACTTGGGAGAGATTTGTTTTTGATCATATAAATTTACAGCTAGAAGCTGATCCGGAAAAGTTTGAAAGGGAAAAAGTTATTTACTACTTTGAAAAGGGAATCCATAAAGGGATCGTCGGATTGATTGCCAACAAAGTTGTAGAAAAATATGGTTATCCTGCTTTTGTCGGAAGCGTTTCTGAAGAATATAAAATCTCAGGATCGTGTAGAGGCGGAATGTTTTTTGATGTTTTCGCAGCATTAAATTATTGTTCTGAATATTTAGCTACTTTTGGCGGTCACAAAGCTGCGGGTGGTTTTAGTCTTTGGTGGGATGTTAATAATAACTTCCATGAAAGATTAATTAAATACGCCAACTTAGTAAGTAAATCTGAAGAGTTAGGTACAAAATTAGTCTTCGTAGATCACCATTTAGACTTTACTCAAATTTCCCTAAGCACTTTCCAAGAAGTCCAAGTTTTGCAGCCGTTTGGGATGAAAAATCCTGAGCCAATTTTTTACACCACTAAGGTTAAAGTCTTAAAACAAGATAAGCTTAATTTTCCCGGTGCTGTAAAATTTACTTTTGAACAGGCGGGGATTAGTGTTAAGGCTATTGGTTGGGATTTTCAGAAATATTTACCACTTCCTTCCGAGGTTGACATAGCCTATAAGTTGAAAGAAAATTTATGGAATGGTAAAATTACAATAGAATTAAATTTGGAGAGTTTTAAGTCATGTTAAATCTAGATATTTGGGTTTTTAATAGAGCTAAACTAACCAAGGAACACACAAGTTATTTAGTGGAACATTACAAAAATTTCGTTCCTGTTACTGCAAAACTTTATAACATGACAGAAGTTGAGTTTTTAGAAAAAGTAGAAGGTGGCGAGATTTATATTAGGGATGTTTTCTTTAAGCTTGCGGCAGATTTAGTGGTGGCTATATTTTTTAATGTTTTTGCTGCATTTTTTAAGGGAGTGGAAAATAAATAGCAAACTATGCCCACGAATTAGCTCAAGAAATAATTAGGTTAAATAAATGCTAAAAACGTACACAGCACAGCACAAACCCAATCAGTTAATTTACGGAAGTGGACAAACTGCGGTAATTACGGGATGGGCAGTAAAAGAAACCCTACGCAAGCACTTAAAAGATAATGAATACGCTGTCATTGGACAATTATACTCACCAACTAGAGGTATAAACTTATTAATTCGTAATTTGTTACTTAATCCTCATGTTCGGTATTTAGTTATTCTCAACGCTACTAAAGAAGATAAAAACGCGGGTGCTTGTCAATGTTTAGGTGATTTTTTCCGTTATGGTGTAGAAGCAAGTATTAGTGATACTGGGCGAAAATCTTGGGTAATTCGTTCTTTAATTCCGGGTTATATTGATATTGATATTGATATCAATGCTTTAGAAAAATTACGGCGTTCTGTAGAAATTCAAGAAGCGATATCAATTTCTGATGCTGTTGAAAAAATCAAATTTTATGGAAATAAAGAAATAGTTACACCTTGGGGAATACCATTAAAATTCCCCATGAATATAGTTGAATCAAATGTTTTTCCAGGAACACGATATGGACATAGAATAGAAGGTAAAACCATTGCTGAAACTTGGGTAAAAATCATCCACAGAATTAAAACAACGGGGACAATTAGACCAACTGGTTATGATGGAAAATGGCAAGAATTGATAGATTTAATGGCAGTTGTTACGGAAGAACCTGATGATTTTTATTTTCCCGAACCCAATTATTTACCAATAGATAGGAGTTTTTTAGAAGAATATATTTCGCAAATATTAGATGATGCAATTAATCAAGAAGGGGTAAAATACACCTATGGACAAAGGTTGCGTTCTTGGTTTGGAAGAGATCAAATTGAACAGGTAATTGAAAAATTAATTGGAGAAATTGATGCTGCTAGTGCGGTCATGACTTTATGGGATGTTAAAGATCATGAAAAAGGTGGTAGTCCGTGTTTAAATCATATTTGGTTAAGAGTAGTTGATAATGAATTATCATTAACTGCTGTTTTGAGAAGTAACGATATGTTTGCAGCTTGGCCAGCTAATGCTATGGGATTGAGGGCTTTACAAAAACATATTAGAAATGAGATTTGTCAACGTTCTCAATATGATTTAAGACTTGCTCCCTTAATAACCTTGAGTCAGTCTGCTCATATTTATGATGATACTTGGAGTAATGCGGAACAGCTAATTAAAGAACAATATTCTGCAATTTGTAAAAAATTAGATTATTATGATCCTGCGGGTAATTTTTTAATAGAAATAGCAGATGATAAGATAGTTGTTACCCATACAACCCCTGGAAGTGGTGAAATTGTCGGTTGCTATTCTGGGAAAAATCCTTTGAAAATGATTAAAGAAATTTGTGCTGCATCCCCTTCGGTGTGTCCAGATCATGCAGGATATTTAGGTATGGAATTACAAAAAGCCAGTGAGTGTTTAACAAACGGTATTGAATACATCCAGGATAGGTGAATAATGATTACTTACCAAAGACCAACATGGGATGAATATTTCCTTATGTTGGCTAAATTAGCCGCAACTCGCTCAACTTGTCTTGCTTTTCCAGTTGGTGCTGTAATTGTTAAAAATAAGCAAGTTATCGCCACAGGTTATAATGGTTCACCGTCAGGCTCGGTTCATTGTATAACCCAAGGATACTGTTATCCAGGTTTAAATAGCTGTGATGCCAGTAAAATACTACCATCAAGGGCTGTACACGCAGAAGCAAATGCGATCGCTCAAGCCTCAAAGTATGGTATATCTACAGATGGATCAAGTATATACGTAACATTAGAACCCTGTTTATCTTGTTTGAAGCTAATTATCTCCGCAGGAATTAAAGAAGTATTTTATGAAACTTCTTTTAATAGTGGAGAAAAAGCTTTAGTTAGAGATTCTTTTGTTAACGAAGGTTTAGTTACAATTAAGCAAGTTCAACTTTCTGAAAATATAGCCAAAAAAGCTGCTTCTATCTTTATGGAAGGTGGGTTAAATTATGGCTAGTTGGGTGAGATGGAGTAAAAAGGAAGATGAAATATTAGAGGAATATGTAGGATTCCACAGCCCTGAAGACATATCTCTAATATTAAAAAAACAGGGATTTAATAGAACTCCAGAAGCCGTTAGATCAAGGTTTAAGGTTTTAAAAATATCTTACGCAAGAGAGTTTGATAATCTATCTCTTTCCAGGATAGGAAAATTATTAGGAGTAAGCCGTAGCACAACATCTTCTTGGCATAGGACAGGAAAAATAAAAGGTAAACCTTTAGGGAAGGGTAGGGAAATTGTTGTAAAATATGAAGAAGTGAGGAATTTTTTAAAGAAATATTCCCAGAAACTTAAAACTGTTTTAGACAAAGACGGATTAAACTTTTTCTTAGGAGGAGAATAGAACCTTATGCTTTACTTTTACGCTTACCTTATTTTTGGATTAGGTTTTACTTTCCATGCAGCCTTGAATGATTTTTCTAATTTAATCTCAACCCCGATAAAATCATTCTTCTACCTACTTGCACTCATCGCCTTTTACCCAATCTTTGCTATTTACGGGATTTATCTCAGAGTATTCACGCCCTAAACCCTTGTTTTTTAACTTTTAACTTACTACTTGACGACGATATAGGAAGTGTGTAAAAATTCTTTTATATCGTCGTCAAGTTTTTTTTAAAATGAAAGCCAAAAAAGAGCCTTGGATTATTGTCACAGAAAAGAACGGTAATGTTCATAGATTTAATTATTACACCATTTGTAGTTTACACAACATAAAAGAGGAGGTGGTTCTTACGCAAACTAATGGGAAGTCACATACATTCGTTGGCGATGCTGCTAAGAGTTGTTTAGAACAATGGGAAAGAATTGTAAATAAAGAGGAAAATTAAGGACGAAACTCCTGTTTTAAGCTTAAATTAAGCTCAAAAACGTCATTACCCTTAAATATCCAATTCCACTCTAAGCAACTCCATAATTGGGAGTTAAAGTTAAATGGCGCACCATTTCTGGAAGTTAAAAACTCTTCAATTTCTTCATAATCATCCCTTGTTACTGCCATTACTTTAGCTTCTTGCATTTCCCTAACTAAGTTTAGTTGAAAATTAGTCCCCCTTAATTCAGTCCCGCCCTTACGCCTATCTGCGTTTGTGGCGGGACTTTGCTTTAGGGATAGGGGATTCTCCCAAGTTAAAACAAAACTTTGTGGTGCTGTGGGGTATACTGGCATAAAATTTAAAAAATAGGTAAGGTTATGGACATTAAGAAGAGGAATGAGGAAATTAAGGGGTGCGTAGGATTAATAATTCTAATGAGCTTGGTATTTTTCATTAAAGGTGTTGTAGATGGGGATATTAACCTCAATCCTCCTACGAGAGTAATCAAGATTGAGGTTAATGAAAGATAAATTACCTATCATATAAACCACCTCTGTTTAAGCTACCTCCAGGACGACGCTCTTGCTTGATTGTCTCTTGGATTTTTGCTTCTAAAGCTTTTTCAAACAAGGCTTTGTTAATGTTGCCGTTGCCACCCTCGCTATTATTAATGTTCACGTTAGGCGTAATGTTAATCGTATCTCCACTTCTTCCTACGTTATTAATATTCCCTAAACCTTCACCTATCATACCGCCGCTACTAAAACTCTCCAATTTATTACTACTGTTTAGTTGATTCCATAACTTAGTTTCTTTTGGAGTTAAAACCCGTTCACCTTCGTTAGCGATAATTAAGCGTGGGTTAAACCCACTTATCGCCCTTTCCTTGTTTAATAAATCCCCAACCATTCCGCCTTTAGCAAAACTAGAGAGCGTAGCTGAACCAAAGTCAAATGCTCCGCTAGAACCAAAGTCTACAAAGTCTAATCCGCCGTCTAAACCACCTAAGCTAAAACCATCGCTAAAGTCAAATGCTCCGCTAGAACTAAATGGGATTGCGCTACTGCCTTCGAGTATTCCAAAACTACTCTCTCCAAACGCTCCAAAAATACTATCTAGCACTCCGCCATCTTTGCTACCTGCGCCCATAATATTTTGCAAGGCTAAAGCCGCTTGTTGTAGCATTGTAGCGGACATACTTAGATTAGCTCCCGCGTTATTTAAAGCGATCGCGCCCACGTCTTTAGCTTTATTGCCAAAAATAATTTCAGTTAATTTACCAAATAGTTGGTTAGACAGTTCCTTACTTGCAACAGCAGCTAAATTGCTTAAAATACTTTTTGCAATCTCGCTAAAAGCATCGACTATACTTCTTTTACTCAACTCCGTCTTTTTCTTTTCTAAGTCTCTCTGCGCTCTATCTAATTCTTTTAGTTGTTTGTTATTGCCTGAATTTTGGTATGCGTTTCTTACTTCCTGAATATTACCGGACGTATTCATTATAATGTCGCGGCGTTTCTTAGCAATCTCATCTAGGGATTTATTAATATCCTGTAAATCGCCAGCGTTTTTATTAACAGAGTCGTTCATGAAAAATCCCTTTAGGATATTGTCAAAATCTCCTTTAATTCCGCTAATAGCCTCGGTGAACATATTAAATTCTTTCGCAACATTGTCTAGTTTTAACTCGTTTAGCTTAAGTAAATTTTCACTAAGTACAGATATTTCTTCTGCTGAATAATTACTTGATAATCCTAGTTTAGCTATTTCGTTTTTTTCCTTCTCAAAATCCATCTTAATTTGTGATAAAAGCTGTGCTTTTTGCAATTCCTTGTCTCTAACTCCGAACAAACCCCGACCTCTTATTATCTCGGAAGAAATTGCACTACCGGATGAATTTAATTTTTCCATCCTGCCGAGTTCAATGCCTCTATTTGTAATCGGCGCGAGCTTAGTTTGGTAAGAATTTTCTGCGTCAAGGTTAGATTTTTCTTTTCCGTAATTACGGAAAGCTTTTAGTCGTTCTATTAATTTTTCTTGTGGACTAAGTAAGGTGTTACCTTGAATTTCCAATAATTGTTTCTTGTAAGCATTAGTTAGCTCGTTAGTTTTTATTGTTAATTCATTGGTTAAGCTGACTAAACTAACCATCCCATCCTTATTGTCAATCGCAAACCGTTCATTGTCTAGTTGCAATGATTTCATTTGCGAGGCTTGGATAGTTTGCGATTTAGTTAATTCGTCGTTAGCTTGCTTAATTCGCTTAACTGTATCGGCATAATTAAAGTTAAGATCAACGCCCTCTCTTTTAACAGAATTAACATTGAGAATGGCTTTAAATTCTTTCTGAAAAGCTGCTTCACTCATGTTACCGCCCTTACCTCCGCCATCATAATAACGTCTTTGGAGATCTAGTAATTGTTGGTATTGGTCACGGGTTAATTCTAGTAAGCTAATATTTCTTTGAAGTGATGGAATTTTTAAAACCAACGGATTTAGCGGGTCAATTTCCTCAAGTTTTTGAACTAACTGTAACTGTTGTTGTAGTTGTTCAATAACTTTTGATTGTTGCGATATATCCTGCTCGCTTAATCTGAAAAACTCTTTTTTGTCAAAATCTTTCATTGACGCTTTGAGGATGCTATCAATATTGGATTTTAAAAATTTCAAGCTATTTTTAGCTTCTGCATTTTTAAAAGCTGTAGCTTTAAAACTTAGATCGTTTGTCTGGATTGCGGCTGCGGCTAATCTCGGATCATTAGGAAATCTCTTCATTGCCAGATTAAATGCGGCTTGTAAGTCCGGTTTTTGCGCGATCGCTCCATCCGTTTCTCTAATAATTTGCTTCAACGACTCAACATCTTTCTCTAATTTGCGGCGTAATTCATTAAATTGGAGACTAAACATATCCGCATTACTCATGTTAGGAGATAAACCTTTTAACACCGTTATTCTAGTCCCTAGAGTAGAATCTTTCGTACTACTGATGTCTCCTATCGCGCCTTTTTGAGAGGACATAATAAGCCTGTAAGCCTCTAGCCTTTGTTTTAGCTCATTTTCTTTGATTTGTTCAGGATTTAGATTGCTGTTAATTTGATTAGTTTGATATTGTTGGGCAGCGGTGTTTAATTTAAGTCTACTAGCTTGTGTTACCGCTTGCTGCATTTGGTTGGGTTGAATACTTCCGCCTTGCATAACAATCTGCACCAATTGTCGCGCTGTATTGCCGTACCGATTTTCTGCTTTGGGGAGGTAATTACCTAGCGTAATATCACCATCCCCTACTCCTAATGATGCGTTAGGATTTCCCGCAAAAACGGTAGATAAAACTTTTCGGAAGGAGTCTAGCTTTTGCCCTCTACTGTTCTGTTTTAAGTATTTCTGAACAAAGACTAATTGCTCTTGTGGACTCATTTGAGACAGAGCGTCTATGTTTGTACCCAGTCCTCTAGCCGTAGCGGGCATGAACTGAATTAAACCTGTTGCGTTTGTGCGTTTGTTCCTAGCAGATGGCGAAAGTGTACCACCTGTTTCATACAGCATCGTTTTAAGTAGGTCTTCAGGGTTTGCTCCTACGCTTTGAGCTATTTTAGCCACGCTTTGCAGGAACTTGGTATCTATACGTGGATCTAGCCCTGGAACAAGCGGAACTTTTGGAACGGGTTGACGATTTCTTGATGTCTTGGGCGTATTAACAGTGTTTTGCACGCCACCTGAATATTCTTTTGATAACTTAGCGGTCAGCCTACTTGCTTGCGAGTCTGGCAATGAGTTACGTTGATTGTTCTCGCTAGGGGCGTATTCAATATGTAGGTGTGCAGCGTCGGCATCCCTCGCAGTACCAGGGTTTCGAGTCCCGAATTGCGTACCTCTTCCGCCTGCCTCACCCACAGTACCTAGTAGATCACCCGTCTTAACCTTTTGTCCCACCTGTACATTTCTGTCTAGCAGATGTCTCATGTTTAAGTGAGTGATTTTCTTGCCTTCAAATTCTATAGGCATATCTAGCTTGATGATCACAAGCTGTTGGGGTTGATACCCAGGAACTAATGGGTTTGCATCGTCTGTATTCTTAGTTCCGCCTACTCGACTTTGCACCACAGTACCAGCGAGAGGGCTAAAAATCTTAGAACCTATTGGCGCGAAGATATCATCACCAATGTGACCCCTCGCAGAGTCTATTGACGAACTACTATTTTCAACAAAACCAACCTTCCCTTTTGCTTTTAACCGCGTACTAGGCGTTGAATTATTATCTACTCCATAAAATTGCTTTAAAGCTCCAATCGGATTACTAACAAACTCTTTAGCACCCTGCTCTAACTGTTGCCCAGCTTTTTCCCCAAACACCGTGCTAACCGCCGATTGAACACCACCCGCTAAATTTTGTAACAAGCCTTGTCCGGTAGCCAGGGAAGCTAACCAGTTGGAGGTTTTTATTCCCATATCAGTGATCGCAGTCCCCACGCGATCAAAGCCGTTCTCAAAAGACTTAACTAAATCTGCAAACTTAGTACCAAGACCTTCTATCCATGAGTTGCTAGTTTTACTTAAGTCTTTAATACTATCTTCAGCTTTTTTAGTTGCGTCTACAACACTGTTAGATAAGTTATTTATATTCTTATTAATTTCATCAACCGTCCTGTTTACGTTTTCAAGACTGAGATTAAAGTTATCGGCAATACTAGAATCTATCGAGATAATTTTTCCTGGTAAACTCCGTTGTAGTTCTATAGCTTGTAGCTGAATATCTTGGACGTTATTCTGGTAGTCAATCCTCTGTTTTCTTGCTTCTAGTCGTTGTTTCTCTATTTCGGTTGTTTGGGAAATTACATTAATAATCCCCTCAATAAACTGAGTGTAGATATTGTCCCCAGCACCAATTAAAGCCTCTCTAAGTTTATTCTGTACTTTAGAGTTTTCAAAGGTCTTTTGTGCTTTCTCAAATTCAATACCCACAGCTTGAGATTCTCGAACGGCTGCGCGATAATAGTCGGTGACTTGCTTTGTTTGTTGGTAGAGGCTTTGGATTAAGTTATATTTCTGCTCTGCAATTTGTTGTTGCATATCAACAGTTTGGATTTGCATTTCCTTAACTTTTATAAAGCCACTTAAAATCTCTTTTTCTTTACTTCCATCAATACTTCTTTCTTGTGCAGCCTTTAAGGTGTCTATACCGCTTCTTTTATTTAAATTAAGGGCGTTTAAGACTCCATCTAAATCATTAACTTCCAATTGAGCGGACATCTCTTGGATTTGTTTTAAATTATCGGCAATTTTACCAGTCAGAGTGGCTTGAGTTTTTAAGTTGTTCGTATATTCCAGTTGCCCTGGTAAAACGTCCCCACTGCTGCCAAGATTAAATAAATTAGTTTTCTCTAAACTTAATGCCGTATCTCTATATTGTCTTAGATCGTTAAACTTAGCTTCTAAGTTCCTTATTTCAATTGCAAATTTTTGCATTTCTGTTAAGGAATTTTTAATAGCCTTAGTCATCTTGTCTTGTTCTTGAATAACTGTGGCTAAATCTTGTTCAGTTACCTTAATTATTTTATTAATTTGTTCAATTTCACTTTGATAAAGTTTGGGATTTTTCTTTAGTTCTTCCCAATACTCCAAATAAGTTTTTAAAGTTTCTACTTGTTTGTCTAAATTAGCTTTAGTTCCGCCAAACAATTCTAAGGGCTTTTCTCTTCTTTGACTTAATTCTTTTTCTTGTTCTTGCAGTTCTCTTAATTGTTGAATGTCGCCAGGATTGTTAGCAACAACAGCCCGACGCTTCATTTTAATATCATCCAAAGATTTATCAATGGCTTGAATTTCTTGGATAGCATCTTGTATAGCAGGAGAGTTACTATCTTTCAAAATATCGAAAGTGTTTTGTTGCCCAATAGTTGTTTGTTTGGCACTATCCTCCATTTGTTTTATTAGTTTTTTTGTATCGTTATCAAATGGGTTAAGCGTAAATCCTTCTCTAAATGCTGAAAAGTTATCACGGCTAACTTTAGAGGATGGATTTAATAATTTTCTTTGTTCATTAATAGACTGAGTAACGTTTCTAGTCTGTTCGCCAATTGCGCCGCTGCTATCCTTGAAATTCATCATTGTTTCATCAATAGCTTTCATCGCCATTGATAAAACAAACATCTGAGCGGCTAAAGTTGCAATACTTTGACTCATTCCCAGCAATGCACCCTTAGCCCCTCCCGCAGAGAATAAAATTCCTTTTAAATACGTCGCAAACATTAACCAAACAGGACTTCCTAATTTAATTAAGGTAATCAGTAAGACACTTTTTAAGAGTTGGAAATTCTTAGTTACTAAATCTATACCAGACGCAAAAACACTTAAAGAAAAGTTTCTGAAAGGCAGTAAAGTTTTACCAATACTTTCCTGTAGCTCAGTTAAGGAATTATTGAATTTATTAGTTATCGCCACTGAAGAATTAACGGCATCTCCTACGCCTGATGAAGTTTGCGCTTTTAATTGTTGAGCAAATTTTGGCAAAAAGTCCTCAGCTAAAACCCTGCCCGTTGCTAAGAGTTGGTTCATGGACTGGGTGGTTGTTCCGTAAGCATTTGCGGCGATTTGCGAAGCGTTGGGGATTGCTTCAGCGAGTTGTTGTCTTAATTCCTCTTGAGATACAACCGTTTTTCCAGACATTTGCTCAAGCGCGGTAAAAGTCCTTTGCTGCTTGTCTAAATCTAAACCATAGACAGCCGAAGCTTGAGTGACTGCGCTAACGATCTGGCGAGATTGATAGCCTTCTATGGGAGTATCCTTAGTTGCCTGGAAGAATTTACTGCCACTTTCTAAAGTTTGGCTTAAGTCAACGTTGAGTCTTTTTGCTTCCGATCTTAAAAATGCAATATTTTTAGCACCCTCTGAAATGCTTCCAGAAGTGAACTTAATCCGTCTCTCTAAATTCTCAAAGTTAGCGGCGACTTCTATGCTTGCGGGAGCTAAATCTAAGATAATTTTCCCTACGGCCAACAAAGCTAGGACTTTAACAACATTACCTATAGAAGATTTAACAAAGTCCATCATCTCGCCAAATTTCTGGACTTTACTCATTCCCTCTACAAAACTATCAAAAGCCACCTTAGCCTGGATGAACCCTTCCTTAATTTTTTCTGGCATCTTAAGGAAATCTACAAATAATTCCTTAGCTGCAACAATACCGTTAGCTAACCCCTCGCCTAATGCTGCCGATACGTTAGGATTGGCGATTTCCTTAAGGAAATCTAAATAACCCTTAAATCTTTCCTTAGCTTCCTTAAATCCTGGGATACTTCCTAATCCTTTACTAAAGCCTCGGCTTAATTTATTTTTAAAGTTTTCCGCAGTAGAAGTTATATCTCCATCTTCTACAGCAGATTTAATATCGTTCATTAGCTCTATAAATATGCCAATAATACTAGAATCTTCTAAAAACCCAAGTCCCTTAGTAAATCCTTCGCCTACGTATTTACCAATTCTAATACCCCACCTTGAGGGAGATTTAATTTCTAATTTTTCCTCAACGGTATCTATTACTGTATTTGCTAATTTTTCAGAAGATGCTCGTAAATCTTTTAAGGAACTATCCAAACCTTCGGTCATGCCCGCACCTACATTTTCCCCAACGCTAGGTAAGTTTAGTTTATTAACGTTAACTATTTTATCTGTTTTATTTTGGACGCTAGATATTTGACTTAAAGTTTGTCCTAATTGACTGCCCAACCTTGTCGAGCCAACGTTATTATTCTCACCTAAAGTTTTAGTGATTAATTTAATCTCTTCTCTTGCTTTAACTCCCATCTGCTTAATGGTCGCCGCCATATTTGCGGCTTCATCTAAATTACCAGACTTAGTTAAAGTTTGTAAAGTTGCAAAACTTTTGTTAAATTGCGCTGCAATATTTCTAGCTGATTCTAGTCCAACCCTTGCTTCAGGGCTTAAATCTGCATCTTTCTCCCTAGTCTTAAAATCTTTTAAATATTCTTGCCCTTGGGGAAACTGTGCATTTATTCTAGCAAGTCTTTGGTTGTCAGTGTATTTTTCTCTAGCGGTTCTAGTGTCTTTTTTGGGATTTTTATTTAAGTCAGTTAATCTAGCTTGTTCTCCTAAAGTTTCCAATACTCTAGTTTGTAAAGTTTTTAATTCGGGATAAAACTTAACAGCTTTTTCTAATGTTTTAGCTAGAGATTGTTTAGTCTTTGCTCCAGAATCTAAAAATTCAACAATACCTGCTCTCATTTCTTCTAAAAAAGCAGTATACTCATCAAACTCTGGTTTAATGTCTTTACCTATTTGTCTCGCGTTTGGTAAATTTCCCATCATGGAAGAAAAGTCATATTCTCTTCTCCATTCTGGTTTTTGAGGAACTGCAAAAGTATAACCCTCCGCGCCGTTAAATCCTGCTTTTTCAATTTGCCTTAAGGTTGAGCCGTCACCCAATACAGCTTTAAGAGTTCTAACTAAACTGTCTTTCTCATCTAATTGAGATTTAAAAAAATGTAAATTAGGCTCACTCTTTATCCCTTTAGATAAAGACGGACTTACGGGATCTATCGCGTCTCCCAAAAACGACTGTATTTGTTCATTTACCATAGGCTTGGTTAGGAAGGGAAGTAATGCGTGACCCTTCCCCGCTCCTGGTATAAGAGACATTAATGGGGACTCCTCCATAAGTCCCGGCATACCATAAGACATCACCTTGAGAGTTGCCTTATACACTGGATGTTCTTTGTCCGCTACATTTTTACCGCCAAACATAACAACGTTTAAAGGATCGAACTCTCCAACTAAGGATTGGTAATTTTTCTGACTAGCCGTAGTCATTAAATTATTTACTGGTGCTGTCAATCCCAATCCCTTTACGTTCGTTATTCCTGCCCTTTCTAGGATTGCGATCGCTTCCTCGACTATGTAAGACCCACCACTTGTCCCCGCTAACTGAATGGGTTTGTCTGGATATTTTTTTCGGTAAGCCATAGCTTCAGCGGCCATCTTTACCGAATCCGGGTTATATCCTTTCTCCAAGTTAGTATGTAAAAGCATATCAAACGGCATAGGCTCAGATGCAGGTCTTTCAACTCCGTCCGCGCCAACCACCGTGCCACCACTTAGATCTGCCCTAAACTGATAAATCTGCCCTAAATTATTTTTATCATTTGAATAAGGGTTAGTAACGGGAACAGAATAAGACCCCGGCAAAATCCTTTTGACTAAGTTCTCTGCAAAAAAAGTATTTCGCCCACCCTTCTGGAAGTCAATACCTCCAGTAATTAAAGAAATTGATTTAGCTTTTTTTATATCTTCGTTGTCAGCGACATTTACATTTTCTGACATTTTTGCAGCATCTTGCGCGGATTGAGCGAGTAATACTCTTTTTCTAATTCTTAAGGGTTGTGCGCCAACTTTAAGAACTTGTCCTGCTGCGGTATATGCAATTTCTTGAATTTCGTCAACTATAGGCTGAAACGCTGCTTTAAATTTCTCTTGCGCCTGAGTTTGATTTTTAAATACGAACGCATCTTCCAGTGCGCTAACAATATCGTCTTCAAATTTTTGAATACTTTCTGGCGTAACCTTAGATAAAGGTTTCGACACTGCGCGGGTAAAAGACTGAGTAGCTCCAGCGACATCTAATCCTAAGTTTTTCTTAAACCCAGACATTAAATTTTTACCAATCGTTCTACCAAACTCCTCAGTAAGTCCTGTTCCTAAAGACCGACCTAAACTTAATTTAGCCGAATCCATTACGGCTTTTTCTACTGATTTTAATTGTCCGACTATTTCTCTAGAATTGTTATTATTATTAATTACTAAATTGGCTTTTTCTTTATTTACTTCTACATCTACTCTCACTCTAGCTCTGCCGTTACTACCTTTGGTTAGCGACGCTAATTCCTTATTTAAGTTAGTTAATTCCCTGTCATCAACAAAAACTTTTAAAGGATTGTTTTTAAAATAAGTTTGAGTTTGCTTAAAGTGAGTTACCTTTAAGTCAAAATGTTTATTAAGGTTTTTTAGCGAGTCATCATTAACGCCTATGGTTAAATTAAGATCTTTCTCTAGAAATTGAGCTTGTTTAATAGCCTCGACCCTAGCCTTTTTTATATCTTCCATTAGCTTGGAGTAATCACCAACTAACTCAACAACTAATTGTGGTAATTCCATATAATTTACTCTTCTAATAATAAACTGATTGAGGCTAGAACTTGAGGACTAACTAAACTATTCTCAAAGGCAAACTTAATACAAGATTTTGTTTCTTCACTAATGCCCGCCTTGTCGGTTTTAACTTCATTCTTGAACGGTAAAAAATCAGTCCACGAAATATTTTTACCGCCCAAGAACCCATAAACCACTTCCGCCAACCTTGCAGTAGTAAAGCTTTTTTCGTTAGACTTGACCCTATCAATTTTTTCCAGTCTTGATAGGGTGTCTAAAATTACAAAAGGCGGAAGTTGGAGGAAATTTACCCAGCTACTAAATCTACTGTCTTGGATTCCGTGCTTTTGGATCTGGAGGTAGATGGTGTACCAGTCAATGTCGTCTCCGCTTCCACTTCCGTATTCATCTTCTTCACTTCCTCCAGCGGAGTTAGAGCTTTTTTTTCACCTTCAGGATCTTCTATAATATTGAGGCTTTCGGATTGGTAAAACTCAAAGACGGCTTGGATTAATTCTTGGGGAAGTCCTGCAATGTCAGCAAAGCTTAAATTCTCGCAACCTAGGACATACTGGCGGTCAAAATTATCGTACAAGAATCCAAGTTCTCCGTCTTTAATTTTTCCGGGAGATTTCTCAATCACTACGTCCTGGACTTCAGAATCGTGATTTCCTTTAACTACCAGAATTACATCACCGAATTTAATATTTGTCCCATCAGGAAGAGGGTATCCTAACTCTTCGATCTTAATTTTTTCACTATTTATTAAGACACTTTCTAGTAGTTCTACATGATAAGCGAGTCGTCCTGGAACAAATACGGGTTCGGGATTACCTTCGACGTAAAAACCTCCCATGATGGTTTTGGCGACAAAATTCCAAATTTCTAAAGTTGGAACTTCATTCTTGTTTAATTCGCTTAATTCTTCTTCGTACTCACTTAATACTGTATCTTGATCACTGGGAAAAACTCTAGTCCCGTCAACTTCCTTACCAAAAATGTATTCCGAAGCTTCTTCCCTGCTTATATCTTTATCCTTAGCAATACCTTTAATTACGGCATTAATTACGCCAGTAACTTGTTTTTTAGTAGCCGAATATTTTTTAACTTGTAACGACTCACCGGCTTTTACATAGCCCAATCTTTGCAAATACAAATAGCCGTGATTTTCTGTACCGACAGCGACGATTTCTGCCTTTTTTTTCTTGGAATTGGAAGGTTTTACTTTTAGCACAATTCTATCTCCAGGTTTGTGTTAATTATGGTTGTGTTGTTGTCTTTAACTTCTGGGGGAATTTTTATCTTAAATTCTTCCCCCGTTTCTGAGAATAATGAAAGTTCTCCAGATAATCCGCCCCTAAAAAACGCCGCGCCACATAAAATTTTTGTCTCGCTAGAATTAAGTCGGCAGTTAAATAACGCAACAATGTTTTTAGATATATCTGCAAGGACTTTCATTTAAAATTAGTATCCTGATTATGAGTAAGGGTCGACCCAAGTAAAGGAAGTCCCTTGCAAGTGAGCGGTAAAGGAATACTTTTTAACTTCGTTGTAACTACCGGGCTGGCTGTAGTCCGTAATTAAAATAGCCGCTTCAATAATTTCGCCGTCTGGATAGACAGCGTAGAAATACAATTCGCGTCCAAAATAGCCGCCATTTCTTTGGGTTTGCTTAATAAGCTGTAGCGCAGGATCTCCGCCAACTGGGGAATCGTAATGGTTTTCTACGCCAGAGAATTGGATGGTTCTATCGCTACGGATGGCCTTTTTCTCAGTTCCAGTGCCACTTAAAGTATTGGTTGTGTCCACTGTGGTTGTTTGAGCGGCCAAGGGGAACTCTTGAATCCCGTACATGGGGAGCAAATCATCAACAATCCTTGCTGTACTTGCGGTAGCGATCGCGTATTTTGAACTAAAGATGGGAATGTCAGTCGCTGTAGTCGCTACGGTCACATCTTCCGAAATGAGGACATAAGTTCGCGCTTTATCCCCATCCTTGAAGAAGGATAGTGCCATACCTGCTTTTAAGTCTGTCGCTACAGAAGCAGTACAAGTAATTACGGTCGCGCCAACAGCGACGGCTACTGTAGACGTAAGAGTTCTTGCGACTACAGTTCTTGTGCCTTTGGGCAATAGTAAGATTCCTGCACTAAAACCCTCTAAAGATGTAGTGTTGTAAGCTAAAGGCATAGTTATTTTTTCCTTTAAAAAAATTAAATCATCACCCTGTCGGCAATATAAATTCTTGCCTGTTCAATCACCTTTTCATCTGCCGGGGTATTCGTAAATCTTGAAGTTACATAAGCCCTCCTAATCCTCTCTACCGCTAAACTTAAATTAGGCGTTGCTGCCCAATTTTTAAGGGTGATTTCCCAAAGTCTAGGGTGATATTTCATCCCAGCAGAAGATGAGCGAGGATCGCCAGATGGGATGTGGTTAATCAAAATCTCTAATCCGTTACTACTAGATGGCGGATTTACTCCGCTACCGGATACCCAAATACTAGGAATAGGAACTCCGCCTTTATATGTCCCCACAAGTCCTGTGAGCAAATTTAAAAGTTCCGTCCTTAGTTCTTTTGAGGTCATTTTTATCTAACGGTAAGGGAGTAAGAGTTAATTAAGCCGCCTAAATCTACGATATCTCGTGGACTTCCCACCAAGTCACCACTTTTACGAAGGGTGTATCGTGGCCAGTTCCAAATGGGACTTTTTATGGAATCTTGCATCTCGTTGCCGAAATTACTACTAAGTTCAAAAAAAGAGTTTTTAATCGCATCCCCTAATCTCTTACTTTTACTAGAGTTAAGAATTGTTCTTGAAAATTCTTCCTTAAAATTAAAGCTATCGGCAGTTACCCAAACCCAAGGCCTTGTTGGTGCGGATTCACCACTCTTAAGAGTCCATCCCTCATGCAGTTTAGCTGCATAATCAACGTCCCACTTAAAAGTCGCTACCTGAGATTTGGGTAAATTTACAAGTTTTTCCCAATCGTTTGTTTTTACCATTATATCACAAGGTATAAAAAATTACATTTAATTTCTCAGGGAAAGGTTTAAATATCCAAAAATAACCTCTCCAAACCTCATAGTTAAAGACGAAAAAATAGGCTGTACTATGGGTAAGAATTTAAACTTACCTACATATTCTCTATCGCCTAAATCCAAGACAGCGTTAGCCTCAATCTCTAAGTCAAAAACTAGAGGAAGAGTTGAAGGCATCCAAATATTATTATTGTTTAAAGTTAAAATATTACCATTAAGAAAAATATCAGTAATTTGGATACCTGGCATTTGATAATGAATAGGGTTTTTGGATTGCGCCACCCTAGCAAAAACTTCTACATTAGTTTTCTCCTCAATGGGGTTGCCGTAATCATCTTCTGTAAAGCTCCCATTACCTGCGAGTAAGTTAATTTTTAAATTAGGGTTATTTAACATCTTAAGTCCGAGGTCTATATTTATAAAATAACGGCAAAAGATTAGCAAATGGTTTTAAATCATTAAAATCTTGGTAGACTATTTTCGCTCCCTGCGAACTCTCTTCTTTAATTATCTTCTGCTCTCTATATAGAACTTCTGCGATAGCTGCAATTACAGATTTAATTTTTAATATCTCTTGGGATTGGGAAGTTGCGGAAAAATTTAAACCTGCGCTGTAAGTAATTCTTATTTCTTGAGTTACGTTATTGCTACGACTCCTTCGTATACCTCTAATAATATTGGCATTTATATAGTTAAAATTATTAAGTTCTAAACAATCTCCAATTAAAAAGTAATTTTCTGATGGTAAAACTTCCCAATTTTGGCTAACTGGGATATCACCAAAACTAACAAATAAATTATTATACCTAACTTCTACTAAATTAATTGCTGTTACGGGTGCATAAACTAAGGCTATTTTATTTAAACCTAAAACCCTTTCTAATACATAATCCTTAATTACCAATTCCCGATTTGCGCCCAAGGATGATTCGCACAGAGATTGAGATCGCAAAATAAGTCCTTCTAATTCTAGATTACCAAGGACGGACAGCGATGGCGAAAAATTTCTCAATTCCTGTACGGTTAAAATCATCTTAATTAATTTCCTAGCCTTGGGCAATTATCTTTGGAAAAATTTTCTGCACAAACAGGTTCGCCTGTCTGGTTAGTTTGGTATTGCGCCCCACAATTTTGGCAGTAGGGAATTTTGTTTCTTTTGAAGTATTCTGTAGAATAAACGCCCATTGCTTTTTTTATTACTTTTGCTTCTACCGCTGGCGTTTTAGTTTTGGTTAGAGGTTTTTTAGTTTCCTCAACCGGAATATTTTCGTTTTCTTCTGGCACTTTTATTAATTCCTTAAATTTAATCTTAAAAGTTACCCTTAACTTAAGTTAAGGGTAAAAAACTTAAACAGCCCTACGCGCAACTCTTAATTTAGCGCAACGGGTTTGTTGTCCTGCTGGGGAAGCTAAAGCTGCATCCAAGTCAATAACGCCAGTTTGTTCACGGCTAATCCAGATAAAAGATTCTCCCATGTTAAATGGAGTTGTACCAGAAGCGCGAACTTCCATTGGTAATGCAATACCGCGACCGACCGCACCGTAGCTAAATACGAAACAGTCTTCAGTAACGGTTGCGCCCGCGCCAAAAGTAGTTGTGTTTACGGTTGGATCAGATCCACCTGGCGCACCAACACCCCATGTATTGCCTGAGAAAATTTCAAAGCCGCAATATTGACCGACGTAACCTGAGCTTTGTCCGATTTCAATTCCAGAAGCCGCACGGAGAACGTTAGAAATATTCTGGCGTTGTTCTTCAGTTACAGGAGAGTAAAGCTTGCCTAAAGATTTCTTTAGATTGTCTAAGGATTTAGGGGGAACTGTCAAAATGTAACTGTTATTAGGCAAAGTTGGCCATTGGTCGGCGTAAAGCTGGGAATAAACAGAAGACAGGAAGTCTTCAGTTAAAGTACCGTCATCTGTTGCGGCAACGTTAGCCGGAACGGACGTTACTTCACCCTTATCGTTGTAATAAACTTTAGTTGTCTTAAAGTATTCCTTACGCACCATCAAATCTTCAAATTTGAAGTAGTGCTGCATTAATACTTTATCCAACACTGCCATTAAGTCAATTAATGACGTAGCTTCAGTAAATTCTGGAATAAATACAGGGCGGTTGCCTACTCCTGTGCTCAAACCTAGACCCCATTGAGCAATAGTTAATGGGACTGTGGTAATTTCCAAGCCTTGAGAATCCGTAGAAGTACCACGAGAATAATTAATGCTGGTATAGGTGTCGGTTGTGCTGATCAGGAAGTCGTTAACATCTGTAGGATCGGCTAAATTATTAGCGCGAGGAATCAGGATGGATTTATTGGGCGCAGATGTTGAGTCATATATAGTGGAAGCAAACTGCCACCAAATATTATTGGAGTTGTGAGTTTCTCTCATTAAAGCTGAGAGAACATCCAAGAAAATTGCGCCAATGCTGCCGCTCGATCCGATAGTTGGCCCGGCCGCACGACCAGAAAGAAATCCGCCACCCTCAGAAGATTTAAAGTAATTTTCTAATTCTTTAACCAAAGGAGAGTGTTTCCAATTACGCAAACCCTTAGTGGCTTGCTCTTCACGGAAGTGATCGTGCATGAATCTAGCTAAAACATTATGATTCCGTTGGACTGCAACCATTCCATCGTGGCGAACTTCTGTAGGTTCGGCTTTGGAACTGTTAAATAAGTCAATAAATTCTTTAGCTAAACCTTGCATGGCAAACTTTGGGGTATTTTTAACGGCGGGGACGACTTCAGATCCGGGGCGGCCAATTAACTGCGAAATATCTTTAAGGGTATCAGCTAATTGCTGGGCTTTTAATCTCTCGGCGCGTTCTTGGTCTAATTCTTGTTTTAAGCTTGAATTTTCTGCTAAGGCTTGAGATTTTTCTTGTTCTAGAACTAAATTCATTTCCCGAACTGGAGTTACTGTTTCAAGAATTAATTTTCTAACGGCTTCTAAATCTAAGCCTTGAGACTTCAACTCTGCTACGGCTACAATCTCCCTTTCCTCTAGCGCAGGAACGGGGTCGGGAGTTGAAGATTTAACTTCTTCTAAAGGTGTTAGTGGAGGCATATTTTTACCTTTAATTTGAATAATTTTAGGCTCATCTTTTCCATTGCGCTGTAGGCTTTTGCCTACTCCTACCGTCGGATCGGCAGGTACGCTTGCATGGGATATCTCAAATATTTCCCAATTTTTACTTATCCTGACTGGGTAATAACCCCTGTCTGCGAGTCCGTATTTTTCAATAAGAGCGGCGGCTTCTTTCTTGGGAAGTTCGGTGTATTCATCCTGTACTTGGTACATGAACGAAACACCTTTACGAGTACCCTTTTGGACTAAGTTATATAAGTCTCTACCCTCTGCGTTGTCGTCGTACTGGACATCGCAAATAGCCTTACCTTGGGAGAAATTTACCCCCATTACTATGCCGCGTTGCAAATCCCAATTATGATTCCAAAGAATTGGGCAGACACCTTCTGTAACCCTTTGAGTATTGCAACAGCCTGGCTCATGGGAAAGAACTTCGTAATATCTCTCATCTTCCCAGTAATAATCATATCTAAGGATTGGATATTCGGAAGAAAAAACAAAACTTGCGGTTAAGTTTCCTACTACTTCTTCCCCACTCTCCTCTTCCTCCATATCCTTATTTAAATTTAAAGATTTTGAGAAGTTGGGAAGAATTTCCAAATTAAAATATCGCGTAGCTTGACCTACGGCAATTTCACCATCCTTAAGTTCTAACCTTGCATTTTTCTCTGACACTTTTTTTAAGGTTAAAAAAACTGATTAGTGCTTATTATAACATTCTTTATGGGAATGTGCTATAAACAAGTATAAATCTTTACTCCTCTAAGAAAATGTTTAACGAAGTTTATGCTCCGTCCGCAAAACCTGTGTTTTACCGCACTTATTCAAGAAGTAAAAAAGAGACATGGCAAGATGTTTGTGACCGGACAATTACGGCATTAATTTCTCTGGGAAAATTAACTAAGGCTGAGGGTGACTTAATTAGGCGATCGCAGGAAGAATTTAAAGTATTAAGTAGTGGAAGGTGGCTGTGGTGTGGCGGAACAGACTGGTTAAAAAAGCCAGAAAACGTTTACGGTGCTTATAATTGCTCATCCACAAACATTACAGACTGGGAAGCATTAAGCTTAATGATGAATTTGGCTATGCAGGGATGCGGGACTGGCGCAGTGTTGGAAGATAAATATATTAAAAATCTTCCTATTATAAGGAATAATTTAAGCGTAGAGATTGTTAATTTACCTGGCACTGTAAAAAAAGAAAACAGGCACGATGACACTATCGTTAGCGGCGCGCGCGGACAAGTTAACATTTTTGTTGGAGATAGCCGTAAGGGTTGGGTAGACTCTTACCTTACACTTCTAGAGTTGTCTTCAAGGGAAGATTTAGCGAAAAACGTTAAAGTTTTCGTTTGCTTAGGTGCGGTAAGAAGTAGTGGGGAAAAACTTAAAGGCTTTGGCGGAACAGCTAATCCCATAGCTTTAGCTGGGATGTATGGAAAATTAGCTAAGATTTTAAACGGGGCTATAGGTCGCCAACTTACCGCTTTAGAGTTATGCAAGTTAATTGATGAGGCTAGTGTTACAATTGTAGCCGGAAATATAAGAAGGTCGGCGGGCATGAGACAGGGTTCGCCAGAAGATATAGAGTTTGCAACAGCTAAAGATAACTTGTGGCAACAAGACAATGAGGGTAACTGGAAAATAGATCCTGACAAAGATTGCTTAAGAATGGCTAATCATACGTTAGTTTATCACCGTCGCCCAACTTTAGAAGAGGTCAAAAAAAGTGTGCAAAAACAATTCCACAGCGGTGAAGGTGCAATTCAATGGGCTGGCGAAGCGGTAGCTAGAGCTAACGTGGATTTACTCTCTAATAAGGATTTAAAAAATAAGTTTTTAGACTTATACAATAAGTCCTTAAATGAAGCATTAAATTTTTTAGCTAAGTTAGGGCTGTTGAGTATTACTGAAGCGGAAGAAAGGATGTCTAGGTACGCTACCAACCCTTGTTTTCGTGGGGATATGAAAATATTAACTAAAGATGGTTACAGAGCATTCGAGTCGTTGGACGGTCAAGATGTAGAGATAATTAACGCAGAGGGCAATGTTTCTCTATCTCATATATGGTGTTCAGGTGAAAAGGAAACCGTAAGGGTAGGAATGGGGGCTTATGGAAGTATTCACTGCACTCCAGATCACTCTTTTTTAAATATTGATGGCAAAAGAGTTGACGCATCTGAATTAAGACCGGGTGACAGATTAATGCCATTCTTAAAAGTGCCAGAGCATAAGAATAAAATATTCGTTTGTTTAGGATTTGTCCAAGGTGATGGTCAATTATCTGATTTATCTGATTTGAAAGGCGACAAAAAAGGGCAACTAGGTGTTGCTGTCAACATAGGTAAAAAGGATCAAGAAATCCTAGAATTTTTCCAAGAAACGGAAGGTTTGAAATGCAAGAAACATGGCGAAAGGCGTATTTATGTTAACGGACTGAATGAGTTAATTGACAAATACGACTTTTCTCTTTACACCCTTCCATTTCGCGCACTCCCATCCACTTATAAAGGCTGGGACTTAGACATAAAAGCATCGTTCTTGTCTGGACTTTATTCAGCTAACGGCAGTGTTCTAAAAAACGGCAGAGTGACCTTAAAGACGACCTGTAGAGAAATGGGCGAACAGGTTGTTGATTCTTTAAAAGCAGACTTTGGCATAGAAGCTTATATTACCATCAACCGACCGTCAACCGTATCGTTTCCTAACGGTATTTACCAATGTAGAGAAAGTTACGACGTAAATATTCAGCAATACAAAGGGAGACTTTCATTCTTCAACCAAATCAACTTTATTCATTCGTACAAGATTGATAAATTTGCCAAAACTCTCTTGGCAACCTCTCCCTCAATATCGGTAGTAGAAAAACAAGGGATTGTAAAAGTTTATGATTTTTCTGAACCAATAACGCACTGGGGTGTAGTAGAGGGCTTTGTCGCGCATAATTGCGGAGAAATTGTGGGTAACAATTTTTTCTGCGATCTCGCTGAAGTACACCTAAACACGCTAGATGGAAAAGACTTAAATAGTTTAAGAGACTCATTTAGGGCTGCGGGTTTAATTGCAGCCGTACTATTAAATGACAAATTCCCTGACGAGAGATATCAAAAATCTAGGGAGTTAGACCCTATTGTTGGCGTTAGCTTTACTGGCTTATTTGACTTTTTCGTTAATTTATTTGGGGAAAGTTGGTTGCGCTGGTGGGAAGGCGGCAGGGAGGAATACTCAGACAGAGACTTTATCACATCAAAGGATTTAGAAAATTGGATAGAAACATTCCCAGATGAGGTAGTTGAAATTATTAACGATTGGAATAAAAGCCAAGGGAAATTTGCTATAAAACACCCCGGCGTTTGCAACGGACTACTTTTTAAAGCCTTGGAAGAATTTTACCTGACGCTTTTTAAAGATGAAGCCCATAAAGCAGTTTGGGAATACTGTCATGCACATTCGCTTAAACGCCCCAATAGATGTACTACGGTGCAACCAAGCGGGACTAAGAGTCTCTTAACTGGCGCGTCTCCTGGTTGGCATCCTCCAAAAGCTGCTAGATTTATCCGTCGGATTACTTTTGGCAGAGACGATGCAGTAGCTTTAGCTTGTATGGACTATGGCTACAGTATTATTCCTTCCCAATCTTGTAAAGATGCTGAGGGTAATTTATTAAACGATCCATTTGACCCAAGAGTTACGGAATGGTTGGTAGAAATTCCCACAAAAACTAGCTGGGCGGATAACATCGGGGAAGATGTAGATATAAGCAAATTTAGCGCAAAAGCCCAATTTGACTTTTACCTACAAGTACAAAATTACTACGCAACTCACAATACTTCAGCAACTTTGGAAATACGTCAAGAGGAAATTGGGGAATATGCACAACTCCTTTACCAGAACATCCAAAATTGTGGCGGATATAGTTCTGCGGCACTTTTGGCAAGATTTGACGGTGGCGAAACTTTCCCTCGTCTGCCATTTGAGCCAATTTCTAAGGAAAAATATGAAGATTTATGGGGAGAGGTTTTAGCTCGCCGTAAAAATAGTAGTTTTGATGAACTTTTGCAAATAAGGTTAAGCGCAGCGGAAGTGGAAGATTCTCAAGTTGGCCCGGCCGGATGCGACTCGGATAAGTGCTTATTTAAGGAAGAGGGCAAATAAACCCGTCAGGTAAATTACAATAAATCCTCCAAAGTGCTTTTGTATAAGCCTTTGGAGGATTTTTAACTTTAAGCCCACGTCAGGAGAAATCGTTATTAGAGAAGAAAATGAATGACGCGATTTGTATGACGTTTCCCTAAAAACTCCATTTTTACTTGACGTTTTTTAGACTATTTCTACCCAACCCTCGCCGTCGTAAACAAAAAATTTAGTCAAGGTTGAGTTAAAATAAATCTGATATTGAGCCAAACTTGTAGTTGGCGCAGCACTTAATACTCCTAAAAATCTATAAGTATGTTGGGCAACTGATGATGCGGTAATAACTTGAATTTTATCCGCCGGCGTAATATTGGCGGAAAAGTTAAATGAATCAATTTGGCTCAATGGCGTAATAAGCTGAATCTCTCCCGAATAGGCAATTGGGATTTGTCCACTCATGGCCATAGTTTGCCCCGCGCTAATTACTAAATCTAATTTGCTGCCAGCCGCGGGGATTTTAAATAAGTAATAGCCACTGGGGAATAAGCCCAGTCTTTGCTGTGTGTCGCCTATAAAAATAATTCCCAACGATCCGTAAAACTGTTGGATATTTTGGAGTGTGAATGTAAAAGTGTCACCGGGGCTTATGGTGAGGTTTATAAATTCCGCAGATTGGGAAGTTAAATCTATTTGTTTTTGACGCTTAGGCATATCTATAAAGTAAGTAATTATTTATATCAGTATATCCTAAATTTATATTTTTTAATTTACCTATTGACCGACGATAGAAAGGTGTGGTATAACCAGAATGAAGTTAAAGAGTAAGAGAGGAATATAAAGACGACTAAAACAGAAGTAATTGAATTGATGAAGTCCGCGTCTAGCGAAGAAGATTGGAATAACAAATGCGATCAAGTAAAATCTGCTTGCGGCGGATATCCCAATTATTGGTTTGCAGAAATAATTGCATCTGGACTGGCGAATGAAATAAAAGCTGGTTTTTTTATGCTTACAAAACAAGATTTGTACGCGGATTTATTAAAACCTATTCCTTACAAGCCTGTTACGATATGCGGCAGGGTATGTTACGAGCCAGAGGACATTATAAGACTCGGTTACGAGCTTGTAGTTACAGATCCAGAAAAGTTTAAAGAATATCAACAATTAATAAACGATGGTTTTAAAAAATCTTTAGGTTCGTAATTTATGGCTTGGACAAAAAACTGGTTTAGTAATTTTGAGCCAATGGACACGCCCTTTATTTACCAAGATATTAAATACTGGACTGCCGAAAATTTCTTTCAAGCTATGAAGACCGAGAGGGAGGATTTAACTACAAGGAAGTTAATATCTGAAGTAAGTCCTTCTGAAGCTAAAAAAATGGGTAGAAAGGTAAAGCTTAGGAAGGATTACAATTGGGATGAAATTAAATTCCTTGTAATGGAAGATATCTTAAGGTTTAAATTCATGGAGGGTACAAGTTGGTACTATAAATTAATGGCTACGGGAAGTGAGGAAATTATAGAATGGAATAATTGGGGTGACAGAATTTGGGGTAAAACTTACGACGGCGTTGGCGAAAATCACTTGGGAAAAATTTTAATGAAAATTAGAGAGGAACATAAAAATGGAGGTTAGATTAATGATTGGCGGTAAAGATTACGGAAAGTTAAAATCAGCGGAAATTAATTTCTCTTACGGTGTAAGGCATTTAACAAGTGGATCGCATTTTTCCATAATAAAAATTAGTAAGAAAAGTGTAATCCTTCAAAAAACTATAAACCGACCCCAGATAGATTGCAATGGAGAGATTACTTTCGAGTCTGCTATTTGGAAAGTAGCCAGGAGTTATTTTAACAACGAATTTAAGGCTTTAACTAGAGAAGAGTTTTGCAAAACATTCTATTTTGATGAAGATGATTTAAAAGGATTAAACAGCGATGCAAATTAATTTTAGTGTCGCATGGCAAAGCAAGTTACTAAAAAAGAGACTGCTTGCGATGACCTTTCATGGTAGACCGCTATATGTAGACGATGAAGATTTTGAATTTTGGACACAGTATAGATTTTCCCAATTAGCAAGAGGAAAAACTGTTGATGAAGTGATTGACGAAACTTGGGACGATTATTACGCAGCTTTAGAGGTTTAAAGCCATGCCAGTTAAAAAAATAGGCACTATTGTTGGTAGCTACTTTAAAGATATTGACGGTTGGCGAAGAATCAAATCTTTAGATAGGGAATGTTCCGAACAAAGAATGTTGCAAACTTGGACAAGTAATAAAAAAATTATCGCGGTAGAAATTTTAAAATAGTCAGGTAATTAAAAAGTATGCCAGAAATAAAATACATAAAATGCCCTAGTTGCGGATGGGTTGGGGATTCCAATCCTACGCCAGCAGAAATTTATGGAAGTTTAAAAACTGAAGTTCCGACAGTAATAAAAACTTTACAATTAAACAGATCTCTTGGCAATTACGGTTTTAGCGGGAGTTATGCTGAATGTCCAAATTGCGGAAAAGATTTATCGGACGGAAAATTTAACGTAAACCCCGATTATTTATGCTAAAATATTATCGTGGTTCTTAGTTTGAGTCACTCCTCACTATTTACTATGGTAATCCCTTAACTCAGCACCAGAAGTTAAGGGATTTTTTTATTAATTATTCCTTCCCTGCGCCCGCACTTAACTGTTGATTTTGGGTTGATTGGTTTTGAGCTTTCATTAAAAACTCTTGTCCGTTAACTGCCCAAATTCCCCAATCTAATTCAAAGCCACCCCTTTTAATGACATTTTCATAGTACGATTCATACCCGAATTTCATGCAATACTCTAGGCTAATGCACCACTTAACCTGAGTTCCGACCAACCCTCGCAAAGCTTGGATATTTCTTGAGTACATCAATGCGGGTTGGTTAGCTATATCCTTACCTGAGTTTGATTCCATTCCCAACCCTGGGAAAAACCATAGCGGTACGCCAGGCGGCACTAACTCTTCCCTAAGCTTCATCCAATAATCAAAAACGCCCTTAAGACTTTCATTACCATTACTATAAGCTTTTCTTACGTCAGCTTTATTTAACAAGTAAAGGTTGGAAATTAAGCCTTGTGCTAATTGCGATTTATGCTCAAGCATATAAGCTTCTTTGTATTCTTCATCCGCGCCTTCGGGCATGAGATGAAGCCAAGGAGAAATTGCGGCGGCTCGGACAGCTTGGGCGACATCTGGACGGTGTTCTTTTAAGTATTCGTAAGCTTCAACTGACTGTAAAAATAAGGAGTCGCCATACCTTCCTGAAGCTCCTAATTCTTCATATTTAAAATGCAATATTTTCCAATCAGGAAATACCCTATCGTCAGGACTTTCGCTAATCATTTTCCTTTGTGAATAAGTTCCTTTTAGTTCCCCTTCACTATTTACATCCACAAACATAGAGAAAGTTGGGAGGTATTGGATTTTTTCTATAAAGTAATCTTTCTTATTTTTACTGTCGAAGTTTAATCCTAATTCTGCAAAACTATCGCCAAACCTCAGCATCCTCCTTACGCCTGGCTCTAAGGCATTACCTCCTAGAACTAAATCTTTTCCAAATTGCCTTGATGCCATTTCTTTACTTACACTAATTAAATTTTTATCTACTTCTACGTCATCCATCTTAGGGTTAACTTTCCAACTACGAACTTCGCCATTTTCTCTAATAAAAACATCCCTAGCTAAAATACTACTAGAGTGTCGTACCTCTGGATTCCATATTGACATCTCTATCAATTGGTGAGTTAAATAGCCATCCCCCATAATTGTTCTAACGGGAATTTCCGGTAATCCTAAGCTTAAATTCCTCTTAGAAGCTAGACCTAAGCGTAAAGACTCAGAAGATCCTGTAAATCCTCTGGGTTTTCTTATCCTTGCAAGGATTTGCGTGAAAATGTTTTTTACTCTTTGGAAAAAATTAATACTAGGCATAATTTTTATTTTTTTTACTTTTGGGACTTGACGACGGTATATAAACCATGTATTATATAATTATACTTTTAAATGTATAAAGAGAGGTAACTATGGAAGGATTAAAAAAAATAAACATTGGCGACATTTACTGGATGCCTTCAAATAAACCTATTGATAAAAAATCAATAGATATTAAATTAATAGTTACTAAAGTAGGCACTAAGTTTATCTATGCTAATAATGAAGATACAAATTGGGAGTATAAGTTTACTTTTAAATCTGATGGTGTACTGGATTTAGTAAATAATATATGTTCCGGTAAGGCTTATTCTGAGGAGCAATGGGAGAAGCAAAAGCTAATTATCAAGTTGGATAAATTAACTCAAAAATTCAAACAAGAGTTTTCGCAAATTAATAATTCTACAGACTTTAAAAAATATCAAGAGTTGGTTAGCGAAATGAATGAATTGTCTCAAAAGATTTTAAATCTATGAAGATCGCATACAACAACCCTCAAGCTATAACCGTCCTTCCCAATAATGCAAAATTAAAATACGAACATGACTTTAATTGTTTAACAGAAATAGTTAAAGATAAAAATTTTAAACCATTCCTTAAGTGGGTAGGAGGCAAAACTAGATTAATTCCTCAATACGAAGAATTAGGATTAATCCCCGCCGAATTTAATACTTATTTTGAGCCATTTTTAGGTGGCGGCGCAATGTTTTTCCATCTCCAAAATGCGGGGTTAATACAGAGGGCTTTGTTAAGTGATTTAAACTCGGATTTAGTGAATACTTATAAAGAAGTTAAGGATAATTTAAGTAAATTAAAACAAGTTCTTTTAAAGGAATTTGCAGAATCTCACGATAAGGTTTTTTTTGAAGAAGTAAGGAACAAAACTTTTACGTTAGATGTTTATAATGCCGCAAAGTTTATTTACTTAAATAAGGCTTGTAGATCAGGAATGTATCGCGTTAATAAAAATGGCGAGTTTAATGTCCCAATGGGGGATTTAACACAAAAGATTTACCAGCCAATATTATTAAGTGAGGCAAACTTAGCCTTAAACAGTAATAATGTAGCGGTAGTTAATACATCTTTCTTTAATATTAGTCATTTGCCTCAACCTGGCGATTTTGTATTTTTAGATCCACCTTATCATGGGACTTTTAATGGTTATAACAAAAGCCCGTTTGGGGAAGATGAGCAAGTTAAATTAAGAGACGTATGTAGGGAATACAATGAAAATAAAATAAAGTTTTTACTTTGCAATTCTCACAATAGTTTTATTTTAGATTTGTACAATGGGGATGAATTTAAAATTAATGAAGTTTGGAGAAATGGTACGATAAATAGTAAAGGCGCGGAAAGAGGTAAAGTTAAGGAGTTAATTATTAGTAATGTATGACCCATTTTTAAACACAATAAAAATACTTCATATAGAGGTATTGTGGCAGATGCTTTATAACATAAAAGAAAGCGTAGAAATATTGGAAAAACAATCTGTGGCGCAGGAGAAAAGTAAGGATTATAAAAATTATTATAAATCCTTTAAATACCTAAATCAGTGCCGCTGGAAAGTTTTGGAGATTAGCAAAGAAATAGAAAGTAGGGTTTTGAAATAATGAAAAAGTTTTTATGGTTTTCGCATTTTAGCGGCGGTGGCGGCTCAACTTTGGGAGCAATCCAAGCTGGGTTTATGCCTTTGCTGGGGATTGAGTGGGATAAGAAAGTGGCGGAATTATATGAGAAGAATTTAGGTAAAGTAATTTGCCAAGATATAGGAGAGGTAAGTATCCTAAGTGTTATAAAACATATTCCATTAAAAGAGGCAAGGGAAAAGAATAATGAGATTTTAGTAATCCAAACTTCGCCACCATGTCAGGAGTATTCCCAATTAAAACTAAATAAAAATCCTAATTCCGAAAGTGCAAAAGTCATTTGGAAGACAAGGAAGTTTTATGCTTTATTTAGACCTGAATATGTAATTTTAGAAAACGTTAGGGCTTATGCTAAAAGCGAGGTTTATATTAAATTTAAAAATTACCTTAAGGAATTAGGCTATGAAATAAGTTTTGAGGAGATAGTTAACTGTGCTGACTATGGCGTGCCACAAACTCGCCAAAGATTAATTACTATTTTTAACTATAGAAATTTCCCTGCCGTAAGGATTAGTTCTACGCATAGTAAAAATAATGGTGAATGGGTAGGATGGTACTCAGCAATTGAAGATTTAATCCCTAATTTAAAAGAAGTTAGTTTAACCAGAAAACAACTTAACTCTCTAAGTTTAAGGAATAAAGGCTTTAGTAATGCCAAGGTAGTCGTAGAAAGAGTTGGCGTAAGGAGTGGGGTGAATAAAATCCGTGAGGAAGATTCACCAATTTGGACTTTAAAAGCATCTTTAGGAAGCGATGGAAAGGGTGCGAATAGGGAAAAGTTAATAGATGTAAGCATAAATGGCGTTGTAAAAGGCTTAAACGTGGCGTGTTTGGCTAGATTGCAGACTTTTCCGCCAAGTTATGAATTTTCTGGCAAAAACGCCTTGGATGTTCATGTAATTGGCAATTCTGTACCACCATTACTTATTAAAGTAATTTGCGAGGAGATAAAAAATACTTTTAATACTTTTGGGGATTGACGGCGGTATATAAAAAGTATATAGTAGGATTAAGTTAAAGTTAAAAAAAATGCAACTTAAAATCTTTGGGATAACTGGCGAGTATGCTATATGTCACGGCGACGGGCATTTTTTATGATCACCCTGGGGAAATTGTAGAATTAAGTTTCGTGGGAGTTAGAGTTTTTCATTTTAGTTTCTTTAGGATATTTTTTAGCCAATTAATTAAGGAATTTTCTTTAGTTGATGTTAAAGATAAATTGGAGACTACTAATATAACGGGAGACGGTTGGGAAGTTTTACAAGGAGTTTTTAAAAGTTATGCTAATAACTAAAAATACTAGGGAAAGATGAGGAAGATGAGAATTTAGTAATTAGCTTAGATGATAGGCTAGAAGTCGTAAGTCAATATCCTAATTTAAAAATAGTCGTAAGTGAGAAAGTAAAATGCTAATACTAAAATTTGTGGGGAAAATAACTCCTGAAGTAAATCCTGGGATTTATATAGAACATCGTTACGAAATAACTAAGGACAGCCCGCAAATATTTATTTTGCCAAAACCTTCAATATTTGATTCCGTTTGTGTAAGTGATGGCGTTAAATTTAAGCCACTGGCTATGGATTTTTCTTATTATCGTGTGCCGGGTTTTTGGGATAGTGATTTATGCGTAAGGACAGATGTTTATCCATTACTTTGGTTATTTTACGCATTTATTGTTTTTTTAGATAGGTGTAACTTAAAGCTCAAAAAAGTAGTCTATAAATTTTTACTGTGGACAAAACAAGGTAAAGATTTTCTTCCCGTTGGCGAGAGAGTTAGTTCTTGGAGAGAGTTTTTTAAGTTTTATTTAATTAGTTTAGGAGGATAAAAAATGTTAATTAATTTACCGAAATGCAGAACCCATATTAAGTTTGAGGAAATGTATGAGTATTTCTTTACAGAGGCTAACTTCCCAGAATTAGTGGAGCGAAACCCCAATTACGGGTGGGAAGGTCTGAACACATATAAGCTTATTAAATTCCTCCAAAATAACAAAATCCAGGGCGTGAATGCAGGGGTAGACAAGCTTTATAGCGTCGCACAGCTTGAAGAGTTGTATAAACAAATTAAGTCTATCGATCCTGAAGACTGGAAGTCAGGCAATTTAAGTTTTCTAGAAAGTTAAAGGTTAAAGTAAAGGTAATTTAAAATGTCTCATGAATTTAGACTCGCTTGCAAAACCTGTAATTTAGAAACAGAAGAAGTTAATCACGCTCAAGAAAGTATTAAAAATTTCTTGAGTAAGTGGGAGGAAAATAAAAACGCCCTAACTAAAGTATTAGATTTAGGGTTGTTTGATATTGGTGATGTGCGCGAAAGTTTTAGGTCTAAATCACTTCCTGTAGATATTTATGAATTTATGCTTTTGCATGAAAATCATGAACTAGTAATTAGGTCAGAATACACATCTGTAGCAGATGAGGTAATTAAAGTTAAGGTAAAAAAGCGTTAATTTTTAAGCTAGAGGAAGAATTTAACAATTTATTTACTGTTAAAGAAAATGGCTATGGGTACATAAAGTTAAAAACACCATTTACTTTACCGGATGGTGCAATTATAGATGTTTACTTAAAGCTAAATAAAGATGGAGACGTAGAGCATATCACCGACTTAGGATGTACATTAGGGTGGGGTCTATGTGAACTGCCACGAAGAAGATAGAAGTGCGGATTTTTGGGAGAGGGTAAAAGATTTTGATGTAGGTTTCAAAACCCTCTCCAAATACGGGATTAATGCAAGAAGTTTTTAAATTAATTACTGCAATTATTTAACTCCATAATTTTTTTTGCATAAAACTTAAAAGCATCGTAAAATGTAAATATAGTATATTTTAACACACGCTTTTAAGTATGCCTACGATAAATAAAGGCGACCTGCCTAGATATGAAAATGGCGAATATGGGCAATCTGAATTAACGCAAGCTGTGGCTAATGCCGAAGTAGCAGCACTCTTAAATCCTAGTAGCGGTGGCGGAGGCTCTACCACGGTTAACTTTGGCACTAAAATAACAGATGCTACTATACCTACCGGTGGTGTGGGTAACTTAGGTTGGTTGTCTGCGATTTGGAAACTGATAGGCGATCGCATCCCTCCAAAGTCAGCTTATGAATCCTCAGTCACAATTACTCGCGCTGCTAACACCACAACTTATACTGCTTCTGCACCGAATTTTGATGTTTATGGCGGTCTGTTCCAACTTCAAAATATAGGCGAAGCAGGTAAAGGGATTTTTCTTTCCTATTTTGAAATATCTCTTAATCTATCTGCCGTGCCAGCAGGTATGACTTCTTTTGCGGTACACTTATACCCTACAGCACCTACAAATATTGCAGATAATAGTATCTGGACAATTGGTTCTGACCCTGTTCTAGACCCTGTAGGTTTCAATGTACCTATGAGTTTAGCTAAAGGGGGTAATAGAGTTGTTGGCGTTGTTAGAGACTTAAATCAATTGTTTATATTAGCAAGTTCAAGTTTGTGGGGATATCTGGTTACTAACGGTGCAATTGCCCCGGCTGCTAACTCAGAAACAGGGACTATACGCGCTAGGAGTTTTGCACCATGAGAACTTCTACTAGAATGGTGGTGTTAGGTAAATTGAACACTACAGATCTTTTACTTGAGAATTTATTAGTTAGGAGTGAAGAGGTCAACCAGTCTCCTTGGACGCTGGACAATGGGGGGGCAAGTAATCCTGTTATCACAGCTAACTTTGCATCTGCCCCAGACGGGACAATGACTGCTGATAGGGTTCAGCTTAATAAAACTGGCGGCACATTTAGTAGGGTAAGGCAACCTAGTGTGCACCCCTCTAATACCTACACTTATTCAGTTTATATGAAAAATAACAGTGCGGGTGTGGCTAATGTTGGTATTAGGATTGACGATGTGGGAGTCAACTGTGTAGTAACCCAAGATTGGCAAAGATTTAGCGTTACAAAGGCAGCTACATTAGTCCCGGACGTTCAGATTTTGCTCTTTGACCAGATAGTTGGCAACGATGAAACCGCAGACATTTTAGTTTGGGGAAATCAACTAAACACAGGAGCAACACCTAAACCTTATAAACAAACAGCATAAGGAAAATCATAAAGATTTTGCAACTATTATGACAAAACAACAATGGCTGCTTTCTCAAATTGAACAATTCCCTGAACTATCTCCCAGGGAATTAACTTCATACCTCAACGATAAAGTATTAGTAGATAATCCAGTGCCAATAGGTCAAGTATCTGTAGAGACAACTTTAGAAGAAGTTTCAGCAGTAGTCACAGATGCGGAAGTTTTGGCACTAGCTGAAAGTCCACTCTATTTAAGGATATTAGACGCAATTAATCAGAATAGACCTGATTGGATTATTGGAAATCTGACCACTTTAAAACGTGGTGGCAAACTAAGCCAACCAAGTTTTGATGCCATCATAGCCTTACTTCAAAGAACTCAATTAGATCCCAATTACCAAGCGCAAATATTGATAACCCCTGCTGAGTTAGCGGGGTATGGGGCTATTTTAGTTAGTGATGTTGAGGAATTATTAACTCCCTAAACTTCCCCCAAATACTAAATTCTGGGATAAACAAGAATGTGCGCCACTTCCCCCGTCTACAACATCATTTGTGGGCGGGGTTTTTCTACTGCCGTCAAAAGCATCCACGTAAGATAAAAAGTCATCATTCCACCAAGCTCTTAGTATTTTTATCTTCCCGCTCCTAGCATCCATAGCCCAGGGTTTAGCCCGGGTTAATTTATCGCCAAGAGGTTGGACTCCCTTACAATTACACTCAGGCAAAGCTTTTTTGATTGTCCTAATTAAGCTTTGTTCATGTCTCCTTGACGCTGAACCGCCCTCTAACTCCCACCGTTGCTTAACTTTTTTACCATCCGCCACGGCCATCGTTACGATTTGGTTATCGCCCTCTTCTGCTCCTAACTGTTCCCAGTAAACATCTAAGATGTAATATTCATACTCTCCCGTAAATTTATTTTTAACTTTCATCCATTTCTGGGATGCACTAAAGCATGAGGATGAAGAGGCAACTTCTTTAGCTGTACTGGCCAAATCCCAAAACCTTAAAAATTGGGCAGAAGTTAAATCCATGCTGCTTAACTGTTCTTGATCTATTATCTCAAACCACGAACGGTTAAAGACTAATCCTGCCGACCATTTAATCTTCCAATTACCTTTAAGTAACCGCTCCATGTCAACATTAAGTAATGAAAGTAAATTAGCTTTGTAATCAGGGTTTTGGCTTAAGAGAATCTTATTGTCGTCTAAGGTTGCACTAATAAAAGTTAAGGATTTTGGCGGCGCAATTTTAGCTAAGTCCGGGAATTTAAGCATTAATTCTTCTGCGGAATCTCCCCAGTGAATAACGTTATTTAAGCGGTAAAAGTATCTTAAAACGCCTGACCTTTCTTCGATAGGGTATCCCGTCGTAGGGTTAATATACCAATCAATTAATTTAGCTACCCACGAATCTGCGTCAGGGTTACAGGTTGCATCAATCCTTGGCTTAACTCCGCACGTACTTCTATTTCTTGAAAATAAGAACCAAAATTGTTTTTCGGTAAATTTATTTAACTCATCAAAGCCAATATAGGCTATTTGCGCTCCGGGGAATTTATTCTCTACGTCTTTTTCATGTTGAGCGTGACCAAAGCTAATAGCTGCGCCGCTGGGAAATTTCCAATCTAATTTACCCTCTCTTGGAATTGCACCAGGGACTAAGCCAAATAATTTCTTAGACTCATCCCATAAACCACCCTCTGTTGTTATTTCAGGCGAAGTCCGGCGGAAGATTACCGCACCATAATTAGGGTTATCAATATTAATTAAAGACTTCCTTAACAATGCCCACGACTTCCCGCCTCCGCCGGCTCCTCCATATATGCACACATCAGCGCGCGTATTTACAAAGCTTGTTTGCTTTCCAGGCTGTGGATCTGGAAGGGTAAAAGTTACCGCATTATTCTTAGCTTTTTCGTTAACCTTGGACTTTAATAAAGTTGTTGGTGCGCCACTTAAAAAATCTTTTCTTTTGCTTCCCATTTCCTTTAAGACTGTGCTATAATTTATATATAAGTTAAATTATAGATTTAAAAATTGCATAGGCGACACAAAGTATTATCCCAGATGAAGAATAGTCTGGGATATTTTTTTTGGATTTTTTTCGTAGATGAAGTGTGTCTAGAGTACCCGCCCACTCTCGCCTTACCCCCGCCTTAATCTCGACCCCCCCTTAAATAAATTAATTAAAGTCCCGGCACTAAATTTAATTTAAGGATTAATCTAGCGATCGCAAGATAAGAGATAAGAGATAAGAGATAAGCCTTAAATTAAATTAGTGCATAGTGCAGACAAGTTTCGACGCTAAATTAAATTAGCGATCGCAGAATATTTTTAACTCATGTATAAAATATAACATAAAATTAATTTAAAATACTGTTGCACGACGGTAGAGAGTAAGTTATATTAGTTATATTGAAAGTTAAAAAGTAAAGAAAAGAGGACATAGGAAAATGAAGACCGTACAGACCATATCTGGAGACAATTTCGTACTAGTAACTGACAACGAAAAAGAGATCCCTATCTCCAGACCTTACCTAAACCACTGTGATATAGAGTATAGAAAAAAGAAGGAGGAAGACTATGCAAACTATAACCTTCGGGAACACCATCAAGAACATTATGGCGAAGGTCTTTTTCAAGGATACGATTACGGCCACGATTTGGGGATAAACGATCCCTTTGCTGAAGAGATATTAGGGTCGGATATCTTGTTAAGATAATACCTTAAAATACTCTTAAAATAAACCTCTTAAATTAAGTTTTAAGAGGTTTATTTTTTTAATTCATACATTATTCTTGACCCGCGACCCCCCCTTAAATAAATTAATTAAAGTCCCGGCACTAAATTTAAAATATTTAAGGATTAAATTAGCGATCGCTAAGGAAATATTTAAGAGTTAAATTACTTAGTCCTAGCTTATACATAAAATTAATTTTAAAATACTGTAGCGTTATTTTTAAGAGTGCGCTATTATAAAGAAAGTTAAGAAAGTTAAAAAAGAGGTAAGGAAAATGAAAAATAAAATAGCAGAAATTAAAGAACTAGTTAAAGAAGTATTCCCTGATTTTAATCAGGAAAACGACAAAGATATAACGCCACAATTAGTTAGGCAATATATCAAAAACAAGTTACCAGAAGAGGTTTTATTTCAAACAGCAGTTTTAGTTCCATCCCGGATCAATTGCTGGGTAAGAATTGAGAAGCTGTGCAACTACTTAAAAACAGTCAAATACTGGGCTAGTTTATAACTTTAAATAAGTTATTGCGGTCGAGTGAGTTATGACTCCCGACTTAGGTTTAATGCCTAAGCGATCGCATTCTTAATCCTAAGAAGTAGTTAAGCTTAGGATTAAGAGTTAACAAAAAGTAAAAAAGTAAAGGAAGAGGTAAAGGAAAATGGCTAATACATTCGTAACCGGCAACTATTACAAAAATGAGCGTAGAGGGATCGTCATCCTCGTTACGTCGCGGACAAAGTGCTTTATAACCTACAAAGAGTTTTGGACTAGTGACTTAAACAACTGCTATCAAGAGGGTAAGGTTAAGATAAGAGTTAATGAAAATAACGACGAGTTCGTTTTGATCGATGGATTTAGTAAATACTCGTCCGTTGACGAGTATGTGAAGTATGTAAAGGAGGAGGAAGTTAAGGAAGAGGTTAATGTTAAGGAGGAGGTTAATGTTAAGGAGGAGGAAGTTAAGGAAACTGTTGAGGATAGTGATTTACCTTTAACTAATGCGATCGCATTAGTAGGTAAAGTTACGGAAGTTAAGGAAGAGGTTGAATTTACCTTAACAGATGACAACAAAACCGCTATTCAGGCGATTGTCAAATTAGATCCCGTAAGGTGTAATTGGAGCAATTTAGAGCGGATTGCATACAGTAAACTAACGGCATGGGTAAGCTATCCCCATGACTCTAGAGATATTAGAGGCGTTTACGAGGGCGCACTACTGGTTTTAAATACCATTAGTAAGGAAGATAAAGCACGGGTTAAGGAATTGGTGGTTGAGGGCAAAAAAAAAATAACTCTTGAGGATAGTGATTTACCTACTAATGCGATCGCTAATAACGCAAAGGATTTAGTTTTGCCCTTAACTAAGTCCTTGACCTTTAAGGAAGTGCGGGAATATGCAGAAAATGCGGGTTATGAGATAGAACCGCTTGGGGGAATGTTCAGGCTAATAAAAAATAACGTTATTAAAACATTCCCTAGTTTAAAAACCTTACAACTTTTTATAACAGAGGAATTAGTTGAGAAAAAAGAAATAACTCTTGAGGATAGTGATTTACCTAGTCCCGACAATAACGCGATCGCAACAGTAGGTAAGGTTACAAAGGTTAAAATATTAACCAAAATGGTAGCGGTTAACCCCGCTGTACACCACGAGGTTAAACTAATCCATGATCCTATCTTTGGATGGCAGCTAATGGGCGCGGACTCGCAATTATTAAGAGAACCTCTTAATGAGGATAAAACACAACCTACCATTAGGTTTAAAACCCGAGAGGGTGCTTCAACTTTTGCCATAAAGCTTATGGCAAAAGTTAAGGACTTAGTTGAGAAAAAAGAATTGACCTTCAAGGAGGTACAGAAATATGCAGAAAATGCGGGTTATGAACTGACAGAACTCACCAATGAGTATTGTAATTTTAGCGTAAGTTCCCTTTCCGACAGAAGAGGGAAGTTTACCAAATTGATAGATGTCGTTGAGGTAATTAAGGAGGGTAGGTTGCTAAATGGTGAGTTTAGCAACCTACCCTTACCTACTGATAATAACGCGATCGCAACAGAAGAGGAAAAGGAGGAAAATAAAAATATGCTGACTAAAGAAAGCCAAGCGGCTATAAAACTTTTAGTTAAGATGGATTTTACTGCGCGGGGTTTAACCCAATTTGAGGTTATGGCTCTGAATAGTCTTAGGAAGTACATAGAAAATGGAATAGAACCAAAACTAATCAAGACTTTTGCGGAAGTTTTGATTAAAAAACTCACGCCGGAGGAGAGACTTATCTTAAGAGATAAGTCTCTTGAAAAAGTTTTTAAGGGTCGCAGATTAGACGACGTTAGGGGATACTTTAGAACTGGTGACAATAAAGCTAAAGAAAATCTTAAAAGTTATATAAGGGGAGTAATGAGTGAAGAGACCTTCCTAAGCCTATGCGAAAGTGAAGGGATAAAAAAAGATAACGCCCATGAAGCGAGTTTAAAATGGCTAGAATTTATTGATTCTGCCGTAGGTTGTGAATCATGGGAAGAATCATGGGAAGATTTTAAAGAAAGTGTGGCTTTTAAGGAATTAAAAGCCTCGTCCTAAAACTATTAAGAATCATGTCCTAAGCTATGACATTAAACCAGCTTAGTTAAAAAATAAAAAACACCCGTGAATAACTGTATAACCTGCGGAAAAAAGTTAAGATCGGATAGTAGTAAATCCCCACACTGTAGCAGGTGTTGGCTGAAGACAGAAGAGGGTCTCGCCTTTAATGCGGCTAAAACCAGGAGTTTTTACGTCCCCAGGACTAATTTAAAACCCCGGTGTTTAGCTTGCAACAAAAGCATTAATACTGCTAAAAACCAGGGCTACTGTAGAGTCTGTTGGGAACAATGGACAGAAGAGGGTAGAGAATATAGATCGCAAAAAGTCAAGCGATCGCAATCGGCAAAACCTTAGCCCAAAGTTAATTAAAACCCTAGTCCTAAGCATGACTTTAAACTGGCTTAGAAAAAAGTTAAAAAGTAAAGGACTCAAGGAAGATGACAGACTTAAAAGCTTTGGAAATCGCGTTAACTTTGATTGATTTATTTAACGGTAATCACGGGGAAGATTGGGAGAAACTTTCTGTCAGTCGCGTTTTAGAGCTAAAAAGATTTAAGGAATTAAAATCATTTAGCTTTAAAAAATTAAGGAGGTTTCATGAGATGAATCTAGAAAGAAAGATCCCGAATAACTTCCCAATCACACCCGAAAATAGTGTGAAAGCACAAGAAATACTCTTTTATTTAGAGTATTTGGCGGAGCATACAATCTACATCCCTGATGAATGGGGGAAAAATAACCGCAAACAAAGCGCGGAAGAGGCGAAATGGTAAAGTTAATTAATTAAAAATATCCCTAACCTTATTTAATTTAAGGTTAGGGATATTTTTTAGCCATAGTTAATGTCAGTTAAAGTTATATCTGTAATCTCTTCACTGTTTACAGTAATGGTATTGTCTAAAGTTTCCAGTAGCCGTGCAACGTCCAAAGCTTCATTTAAATTACGTAAAGATTGCTCGCCACAAGCATTGCCAGCGGCTACGATATTTCTCAAATCTTGCGATCGCATATTCTCTAATAAGTCTGGATTATTCTCATAATTTTCCAAAACTTTCTTAGCAATATCCAAACACTTTTGAGATACATCTAAATTAGACCAGCC